GTTTAGTTTTTAGTTTAGTTTAGTTTGCTTTTTAGTTTATTTTTAGTTTAGTTTAAAAAAGAATTTTCAATACACCCCCTAGAGCGTCGATTGAAATTCTTGAGAAAATATTTTGTATTGGGATGGTACCTACCGCAATTGTTAGACCAACTAAAAGACGCTTAGTGAGCTTAATACCTACCCCGATACAACCATTAACCATCCTCTAAGAGGTGAATAACCGATACCTGAAAATGGTAGATATATTGAGTTTAGAATTAATCTTTCAAAAGAAAATAACCCCCTATATATACTTTAGTATATACAACTCCCCCTAAAAGAAAATATTTTCTTAATAAGAAAAAGTGACGAAAATGTTTTTAAATATGGTATAATATAAGTAGGGAAGGGGATAAGTAAATGAGTTTAGAGAAAGAATTAGATATCGTAGATGAGATGAAAGAGATTAGAAAGAACGCAAAAAAGTTCGGTATTGAATTAGAATTAGTAAAAGATAGTATTTTATTTGATGAAGATGTATTAGATGTAATTGTTATTAATGTGAGTAAAGGAAATAATACTTTAACAGAAGTAGCCGTACCAAGTGAAGTAAGTAAAGATGATATTATTTTAGCTGTAAGACAATTATTAATGATTATGGTGGATGAGGAAGTATTTAATAAAGCGGTTACTAAGGAGGTAGGAGATGTACATAGAGGAATATTTAAGAAATAGATTACTCTACAATAATACAAAGAACTATAAGACTTTATGTAGAGTAGCTAAGTGGGTAGAGAGTTCTGGTGATTGTGAAGTATATGTATATGAAGATTTTAATGAAGAAAGCAGAACAAATAAACAATTCTATAGAATAGATATTATAGGTAATAATAAAGAAATATATACTAGAACTAATATAATATTTGGATGGTTAGTAGCCCACTTTGTGGAAGATATGAAGAGAGTAAGAGAGAATGTTGAAGCACGAGCTTAACTTTACTGATGAGAATTTATTTAACTGGATAGATTTATTTGTAGATATAAACTATATCAAATCAAGAAAGCGTCTTTCACCTCAAAGGTTAAAAGAATTATTAAAGAAGAATATAATGAAGTCTTGTAAATAAGTTCACTACCATTACTACATAAGGATTTAAGACGGTTAATGAAATTAAATTTTAAATAACTAAAAGGTAGTTAAAATAGACTTCAAGCCTTATGTAGTATGAGAGAGAGCTAAATTTTTTAAAAAGGCGGATGTGGTATAATTATAATAGAAGTAAAATTCTCAAAATACCTTTCCTCCTTTATGGTAGATAATGACTAGTTAAGGTTAGAGAATTATCCTTAACTTTTTCTTTTTTTTAGGAGTATTTATGATAGATGCGACCCATCAAAAGTTTATAGACTTTTATCTTCAATCCTATAGCCCAGAGCTTGCAGCAATTAAAGCAGGATATCCAAAGGAGGAAGCTTTAAGTATAGGGATTGACTTGCTGGCTAATGATGAGATAGCGGAAGCAATATCAGTAAGAGAAGCTCAACTTGATAAAGCAGCAGCTAATATGAAGATGACAAAAGAAAAACTCCTAAGGACGTTATACTACCAATATTCACAGGCGGTTAAGTTTAACAAGACTACAGACGCTCTGAATATACTAGAGAGGTTAGCTAAGTGGAGTGGGTTACAGCCTGATGAGTTGGTTATCAACCCAGTTAATCTGGTTATTAATAATGTAGAGGAAGGTAAATTATAAAAGAGGTTGACTGCTCGTAAGTCCAAACAACTAAGTTGTTCAAGGGTAGAGTACCTAACACCGACTAGGGGGTGAGTAGGCTATCGAAATACCAGATAGATAAGGTCTTTTGGAGATTTGACTGTTCGAATAAACAGTACTGGTAATCCCTAAGGGGATATAAAGGAGGTAAAGGTGGCAGAATATATTATAAACTCAAGGAAATATGGTAAACAAGTAGTTCTGCTTGATGATGAAGATTATGAAAGAGTAATAAAAGAAAAGTATTCATTATCAGTAACGTATGATAAAACTATTAATGGATTTTATGTAGCAAGAGTAAATAGAAAACAGATACGTTTAGGAGCTTTTAAAACGTTTGAAGAAGCTGTTAAATGTAGAATACAAGCAGAGGAAAAATATTTCCCTAACTCTAAGGAGGTGAGGTTTGATAGATGAGTTATGTTGTTAATTTATTACCAGCACAGAAGGAGTTTTGGGAGATACCCCATAACTACGACAGAGACGTGGCTCTCTATCAATGACCGAGGGGGTTTTGGAAGCGGCAAGACTTTTTGTGGAAGCCTTCTTGGTATAACATTAGCTCTCAAGTATGCTGGTATTAAAGGATTAGTCGGAGCACAAACATTACCTCTTTTAAGAGATACAACACTAGCTACATATATTGAACATTTAGATAAGTTAGGATGTCCTTATACTTATTTAAAGAGTGAAAATAAATTAGTATTCCCTAATAAATCTGAAATACTATTCAGGTTCTTAGAGGAAGATAGCAAACTTAAATCTTTAAACTTAGGTTTTATTGAGATTGAAGAAATGAGTGATACCCCTGAAAGTACATTCAGGATGTTGTTATCACGTCTACGTCAAGAGAAGAAACCTGAATGGGGGAAAGATTTTAAGTATAGATTATTTGGTCACACAAACCCCCAACAATCTTTAGGATGGATATATGAGTATTTTAAGAAAAACCCACAACCTAATTATCGACGTATTATTGCTCCCACCGCTCAAAACATATATTTACCTGCAGGGTATCTTCAATCGCTAAAAGAAGTTTACTCTGATGAGTATTATAGAATAAATGTTTTAGGCGAGGATTGTAGCGAAACAGATACGCTAGTCACAAAAGGTTTCAATAAAGAAGTTCAAGTACGAGATGATTTGAAATTGGATAAATCTTTACCAATCCACATTACCTGCGACTTTAACGTAGACCCTATGTGTTGGTATATAGCTCAAATTAAAGATGGTAATATATATTATCTTTATGAAGTTGTTAGAGAGAATACAACTACAGACGCTACAGCACAGGACGTAGCCGAGCTACTTTATGATTGCAAACATTTACCAATAGAGATAAACGGAGACGCTTCTGGAGACTTTAGAACTACTAAAGGTGTTGACTATGTTTACTTACGTAATAACTTAGAACGTAATGGTTTTAAGAATGTTAGTTTAAAAGTAACCCATAAGAACCCTCCGATTGAATACAGGATATCTTGTTGGAACAATATGATTAAAGGTGCTGGTGATACCCACCATATCTTTATTCACGAACAATGTAAATATTTAATTTACAATATTGAGAACCTAGAAGTTCAAGCTGGTACAAGTAAACCTAAGTTACCAACTGCTTCAAGGATTAAGAGCGATAGCAAGGCTAAGTTCTTAGGACACCCAATAGACGCTGCAAGTTATCTTGTATGTTTATATTTTCCAGTTAAACGTATGACAGTAGATAACTTCAAAGAACAATCAAATAATATGGGTGTTGATATATTTGGTGGTAAGTACGATAAAAGATTAATATAGGAGACAAAACCTTGGTGAGTTTTATATGTAAACATTGTGGCAAAGAATATCACAAACCTGAATGTTTTACTAAAATAGGTTCATCATTTTGTTCTAGAAAATGTAAGGATAATTACAATAAAAATAAACATAAAACATTTAAGAACAATACTTTTAAAATAGTAGATAATTATTGTTTACTTAATAATTATTTTAAAATAGATATAGAAGATATTCTTAGAATAGAAAAATTAAATTGCTATATATCTAAAATGAATACTGGTTATGGTTGTTTTGTTATGAATAAAAAACATATATTACTTCATAGATGGTTATTAGACTGTCCAAAAGATTTATATGTCGACCATAGAAATAGAGATAAGTCAGATAACAGAAAATCTAATCTTAATATTGTTACTCCATCTAAGAATACTCAAAACAGAAAAAGACAAAGTAATAATAAAACTGGATTTATAGGAATACATAAAACAAAATATGGATATAGAGCGGGCATTCAAGTAGCTGGTAAGGAAATAAGAAAACATTTTCCTGATTTAATACAAGCTGTTAAATGGAGAAAGAAAATGGAAAAAGAATTAAATTATTATAAAGGGGGTGTCTAAAATCGTAAGCTATTTCTATAAGGCAAATAGGAAAGTAAGATTAACTCCTGAAAAGAGAGATACGATATCAAGTGAAATTAATAACCTTTTTAAATCTTACTATACTGATTTAGAAGTACCAAAGGATGAGACAGCAGCTCTACTTAATGAGTTGTATCCTTCTTTGAAAACTAATTCAGATAAGATTAATAAGATACCTAGTATCTATGAACAATATAAAACTTATATGAGTGCTTTACACAGAGCTTGCTATCCTAGCTTAGAAGCTATCGTAGATATTAGAGGTTTAGACTTAAGAAGTAACGATTTAGCAGGTACTTACAAAGCAAGTCTTATCTATGATTGGTATAATATAGATTTAATCTCAACACTAGATAAAGTGCTTGATGATTGGGTTAAAAAAGGTGAAGCTGCTTTATATGTTTGCTGGAAAGAAGAAACTGTACAGATAGAACAGGATGTTCCAGTAGTTGAGTATGATGTAGAGAATATGATACCTAAGCTTTCTACTGAAACAGTTAAGAGAGATTTACAAACCTTCAAGGCTGTAGATGTAAAAAGGATAGACCCATTTAATCTATACTTCGATAAATCCCAAGTAGATAACTGGGAGCACTGTCGTAAGATATACAGAGACTTTGTTCCTGTTGAAACAGTGTTAGCTAATGAGGGATATAATCTAACTAAAGAAGAACGTAAAGATATTAGAGAGCTTGTATATAAATCTAACAAACAAAACAAAAACCAATATGAAACTAAGATAGACGAGAATACTAAAGTATACGGTTCTACTGTTGAAGTATTGGAATTTGAAGGCGATTTTATTGACCCTGATACTTGTGAAGTACTTTATAATATGGAAGCTACAGTAGTAGCTGGCAAGTATCTAGCAAGATTTGAGAAGTCAAGTAAACCTCAAACATCTATTATTTGGGGAGCATATCTTAAAAGGCCAGATACAGGTAGAGGTCAATCTCCTTTAACAATCCCTTCAATATTAAACGCTGTACAGAATATGTGTGCGGATATAATGATGACATCTTGGAAGCTAAATACTTATCCAACATTCTTAGCTCCTAAAGGTGCATTACCTCTCTACACAGATGTACAAGCAGGAAGAGTCGTAGAATATGAACCAGATATGATGAGTGGGGCTACGCCTACTAAGTTAGACTTTACTTCTGGGTTAAGAGGATTTGAGTTCTCTGATTTCTTCCAAAGAAAGATGGAGAATGCAACAGGTATTAACCAGTATATGCAAGGTGCTAATGATGGTAGCGTAAGAACTGCTAGTGAAGCAAGTTATATTCATAGTGGTGCTACAATGAGAATGGCAGAAGAGTCTCACCTATTTACCCACAACATAATATACAAGTTGGTTAGGAAGTATGCTTTGTTTAAAAAGGTATATGATACTGGTAATATTGAAATACCAGTTGGCCCTAATCAGTATGCTAAAGTAACAGATGAAGTAAGAAATGGTAATTACTACTTTATCATTGGGGGTAGCCAGTCTGCTGTAGAGAGAGATGGTGAAACCCAAAAGTTGTTTAACTTATTAGGTAGTCCAGTATTCCAATCATTATCTGCTGTACTAGACCCAGTTACCGCAGCAGAGTTTATGAAGTGGATATTGAATAGAATGAATTTCCAAGACACTGACCAAGTGATGGAACTAATGACACTTAATGGACAGCTCTATAAGATAGCAGCTCAACTAGGAATTTCTAATAGTAGCTTCGCTGGATTTAGAAATGATATGTTAGCTAGGTTCCCAGAGCAAGTACCTAATATAGTTAATCAAATGCTTGCAGAGAAAAGAGCAAATGAAGTTCAACAATAAGGAGGAAAGATGAATTACGAAATGGCTCAAAGAGTTAAAAAAGAAAGACGTTCTGAAAACACTAAACAGGAAGAACTAAAAGCAAAAGCAGAGAAAGAAAAGTTTGAGGAAGCTAAGCGCTTTATAGAAACTAGAAAGATATTTGCAGACCTACTTGAAGGTAGAGAAGATTTATTTAAGCAATGTAGGGAGTTCTTAATCCTTAATACTTTAATCCCAGAGATAGGGATGAATGATTTAGTAGACGCTAAGTTTGCTGCTGGTTACAGGCTGGCTCTTGAAACAATAGAAGCTGTAGCTAAACAGTACAAGACTTATCTAGAACGTTATGAAGAATTGAGACCAAACAAATAAGGAGGAAAGTAAATAATGTCAGAAGAAATTACAAATGTTAATACGGTACAACAACCAACCACAACAGAAGGACAAACTGGGGCAGCGCCAGCTACCCAAGAAAACTCAATGGTTAATGTTAGTACAGAAAACAATACAGTAGATAATGTGCAACCTGCTGTAGGGGAACAAGTTGAAAATGCACAAGCTACAGATATTACTGATAAGTTTGTAGAACCTAAACAAGATGTAAATGTGGAAGCTCTACAAAAACAAGTTCAGGAATATCAAGCAAAAGAGCAAGAGACAAGAGAACTGTTAAGCCGATTAGGTACTGACGGCAACACAGATATTCAAGTCTTGGAAGCTATCAAGCAACGTGATATAATTGATAACCAAGCTCAACAGGCTTATGTAAAGCTTTGTAATAAGTATGGTGTTGATTATAGAGCAGAGAATATTGAAGCTTCTGCTAAAGCTCTTAAAGAAAAAGACCCACAAGCTTATTATGATTTACAGTATGAACTAGGTCAGCTAGACAATATTGTAAATGAAAAGAGAGGGGTTATAGATAATTTTATAACACAGAAACAAGTTCAAACAAGTTTAAATAAGTATGGACAATTACTTAATGCTAGTCCAGCTTTAAAACAACAATTGAACTCTTATCTGAATACAGTACCATTAACTGACCCTGTTAATCAAATAGATACCTTTATGCAAATGGCTACAGCTATTCAGCGTGAAGCTATCGAGATTGGAAAGATACTTGCTCAACAGCAAGCACAAGCACAGTCTCCAGCTAACGTACTAAACAATAGCGTAATGGCTCAACAAACTTCATACGCTGCTACTCCTCCAAAGACTTGGACTAGACAAGAGATAGCTGCTATGAGTGATAAAGAATTTGCTAAGTATGAAAAAGAGATTGATAGGGCGGTACGAGAAGGTAGAGTAATTTAATACGAAAGGATAAAACAATGACCAATATTACCCCAACTAATACAATCTCTGCTATGATACCAGAGGTATATACCAAGAAACTAGCAAGACAAAATAAACAATATACTAGATTTATTGAAAGAAACTGTAACCGTAACTGGGAAGGTAACCTATAATTTTGCCTTCCGACTAAAAACTCCGCTAAACGGGGAAGCCCTTCAAATTAATGGGTAATCCCGTACCAAGCTATCATAGCGATATGTAGAGAGGTCTAACGACTAGAGCTGAAACTCACGTAGTTAATAATGCTCCACGAAAACGGAGGATAGAATGAAAGAATATCAAAATAGAGAATTATTAACCCAAGCTTATGAAACTTTAGGTTCATTACAAAAAGTAGCTGACTATTATAAAGTTAGTAAGAAGTTAATTCTCAACTATATGAAGAAATTAGATATACCAAGAAATAAAAGAATAAAGAAAATTAAACCACCTGATACTTATCATAAAGGTTATATAACTACTTGGAATGGATATAAAAAGGTTAAAGCGCCTATAGACCATCCTTACAAAGATAATAAGGGTTATATAATGGAGCATAGATTAGTGATGGAACAAAGCATTGGTAGGTATCTAGATAAGAATGAAGAAGTTCATCATATAGATTATAATAAGATGAATAATGATATTAGTAATTTACTATTAGTTACTAAAACCGAACATAGACGTATTCATCTAAAAGATAGTATTCATCCTATTAAGATATAGTCTGAACTAACGGGATGATAAACCGTTAGATGTATAGGATAAAGAGCCTATACGATAACACAATGGAAATCAGAGGATTTGGCGATGTAGTTAATATCGCACTTCCTAAAGCAGATAACATCTCTGTTGCTATTACTGCTGATACAACTGATGTATGTCCAGTAGCTGCTGGTGTAACTGCTGATAACTTGAGATTGACTATCAATAACGTAGCAACTTTCTCTATGAAGTTCTCTGATACAGAACAGGTACAATCACAGTTCAATCTTCTTGATGGTTATGGTGCATTGGCTATGCAGAAACTTGGCGACTTGAAAGATAAACAGGTTATGAAATATGTTATCAACAAAGTTGTTACTGCTGGTACTAACCTAATCGGTACTGCTGCTGCTCCACAGGCTGTAACTAAAGATGATATCTATGATTATGTAGTTGACCTTGCTGTAATTCTTACAGAAGCAGGTGCATTAAATGGAGATGGTTACTACACATTTGCCGGTAATGAAGAGGAACCTGAATACTTAATGCCTGTTCTTACAGTAACACCTAAGATATTTGGTCTTATGTTGAAATCAACTCAACTTACTCATCCGACTGCTGCTGGTGATGAAGTTGTTAAACGTGGTGAACAGAGTATGATGGGTGGATTTGAAATCGACAAAAACACTGTACTTGCTAAATTCACTTCTACTGATATTACTGGTTTAGCAGCTGGTGCACAAATTTGTATCGCTTCTACTAAGATGGCTACAACTTATGCTAACCAACTTACTAAAGTAGAAAAATTGAGAGACCCTGATTGCTTCGCAGATATCGTTCGTGGTATTGAGCTTTATGGTTTTGAAGTAATTCACCCGGAAGCTGCTGCTGTAGCATTCTTTAAAATTGGCGCTGCTGCTACTGAATAATAACTTCGCTATAGGGGGTAAAACCTCTATAGCTCTTGTTAATTTAAAGATGGAGTAGATTAATGGGTAAAGGAAAAAATTATTTTGAATTATGTAACGATATTCTAACAGAGTTATTCTATGAAAAGATAGCTACATTTGAAGAGTTGGATACGTTACCAGAAGGAATTAAAGTTAAGCAAGACCTTAATAATGCTTTATCTTTTATTTGTAATAATGAAGAAAGAGCTTGGAAGTTTAGAGAGGTAAGTAGATTTCTACAGCTAGTAGCAAAGCAAGGTGCTTATCCTCTAGAGAATGGCTTTATTAAATACCTAAGATATGCTGATATGCCTATAGTATTAAGCTATATTGAAGGTCACGAATACTTAGCTTATGCAGAAGGAATGCCATTGAATTACTGGATGGATGATGGAGAGATTAATCTTTATCCTGTACCAAGTGAAGACCAGAATGGTAGATTAATTAAGGTAAGCTTATTAACTTACGACTATGCTAAAGATAAATGTGGTGTAGCTAAACCTTTAATGGAATATGAGACTGATGAACCTATTATCCCAGCTCATCATAGAGATATACTTAAATGGAGAGTATGTTCTGACTGGAGAGGAAGCGTTAATGACGCTAAGGCTGCATTCTATGAAAGGAAGTATAAGAAAGCATACGCTGCATTATGTAACGACCAAAGATTAACAAGTGGTTATCCTGCTGGATTTGATATAATGCCTTCAAATAACACAGCACAGAATGCTATAATGAATGCGTTTTACAACCCTAGAACTAGGAGAATTATTTAATGGCTGGAACTATTTCATACTTCAACCTAACTGGTGGACTTAATACAATTCAAGGATTGGGTACAATTAACCAGACTAACAAACGTACCGAAAGTCCCGATATGAAGAATGTTGAGTATTATAAACTTGGTGGTTTAATTACTATGAATGGTAATACTCAATTTGGAGATACCTTCGATAGTCCAATCTCGTTAGGTTATGAATATATATATGGTAACAATAAATATATGATTGTTATTACTACCAATAGTGAAGTGTTTATATACGATAAAGTATCTGGTAGTTTTAAATTAATATTCAAGTTTGAGAATAAAAACACACGTCATAGTATCTGCTCTTTTAATAACGGTATTATAATGAGTAACGGTATTGACGATTTAGTCTTCTACCAGTATGGAAGAAAGGATTTAATAGCAACCAGCGTAAGTACAACAGGTGCTAATAATAAAGTTACAGGTACTAATACAAATTTCCTCACAGAGCTGTCTGTAGGTGATTATATCATACTTGGAAATGATGAGGATATATTTGCTAATAAATATAGAATAGTCTCAATAGAAAGCGATACAGAGCTGTCTCTAGATAGAAATTATCCTACTGCACAAACTTCTGTAGCTTTATATCTTAGTGATTTATCAGCTTGTAATGCTGTATTTAAAACACAAGGAGAAAGTCCTGTAGAAACTGACGTAAGAGGTTTAGCCTTAAACTCTTATAACGGTAGAATATTTGTAGGTGGTACTGATGGTATTCTTTACTACTCAGAGGTAGGACTTATCCACGGATGGGAACAACAATATGGAGCTGGTGCTATCCCTGCATTCTATGATGATAACTCTGACTTTACAGCACTGGGATTGTTTGATAAGTATTTAATAATCTTTAAAAGAGAAAGATGTTATCTACTAGATGGTAATGATACTAATGATACTAATTGGACAGTAACACCGTACTCATTATATACTTGTGATAGTCAACAGTCTTGGATAGACGCTGATAGTTCTTTATTAGTATATTCAAGAAATGCTGGTGGTATTTATCCTGTATTAAAGCGTACAATATATAACCCTATCTTTCAAGGTAGTGAGTTGTCAATGAAGATTAGAGATAGTTTTCAGTTTATCAATGAAGCTAGATTTGATTATATATTCCCAGTATATCATCCAGAAAAGAAGTACGTTATGTTTTATGTGCCGTTATTAACTGGTAAAGGTTCTAATACAGCATTTATTTATGATGTTACTTCTAAGACTTGGCTAAAAAGAGAAGTATCTCAAAATGTTACGATAGCTTTTAGGTTTGATAATGAAATCTATATAGGTACTACTGATGGTAAAATTCTTAAAGAGTTTTCTGGTTTAACTTTTGACGGAAGTCCTATTGAATTCTACTGGAAGTCACCTTCATTTACATTCGGACAAGGTACTAACTTCTTATCAGCTAGAGAGTTTAGAATAAAGATGAGTGAGGAATATACCAATAACTTTAGGGTAAGAAACTCTAGGGATGGTAAGACTACTTATACCGAAAGAAAGATAAACAGTAATGAGAATGCTTTTATTGGTCTTGTATGGGATGTAGATGAGAATACAGAAAGTATTACAGATACCGTATGGGATGAAGATAGTTGGGTAGTAAGTAGTTATATTACTAAACGATTTCCTTTAATGAACCAGATATTTCAGACTATGAGTGTTGAGTTTTACGGTAATGGTTTGAATGAAGCTATGTGTATTTATGGGTTTGAAATAGATGGGGTACAATTAGAGGAAGTACCTTGGTAAAATATGGAGATTAAATAATGGGTAAGAAAACACCTTCAAGACCACAGTATGAGCAATTAGCTGATACTCCGTGGATTACAAGAAATAGAGAATTAAATACTAATTCTTATGCAAATCTTAATACTGCTCTTAATGATTTCCAGAACTTTAATGTAAACAATAATGACTATTATCAATCAATAGCAGACGCTTATACTAATGCTCAATGGAATGATTTAAATAGAGCTTATACTCAACGGGCTAATCAATTAGCAGCTAGAGAAAGACAAAGACTAGGTACATCAGGCTCTAGTTCATCCGCTTACAACACAGATAGTCTCAATAGAAACTATGATTACTTAGCAAGTCAAGTAGCTGCTAACACTGCTAACCAATATAATAATTTAGTTAATCAAGCTTACAATAGAGGATTAGCTAATATTAATCTCTACAATACTTTGTTCAACAATTCAGGTACTGAAACTCAAAGAGTAGATGAAAACAACTGGAAGATAAGATTACAGAACCAACAGAACAAATGGTTAGATGAGGTTGATGACGCTAATAGCGGTTTTAATATTGGTGGTGCTTTAACAGGTGCATTATCTGGTGCTACCTCTGGATTTGCTATGGGTGGCCCTTGGGGAGCATTAGGAGGAGCTGTAATAGGTGGAGCTACTGGAGGTTTTGGAGGTAGTAACCAGTCCAGTTCAACACTAGGAGGACAAGCAGGAGGCTTTTTAAATTCTTTAAATAGTGGTTCTACCTCTAATATATCAAGTCCTAATACTTATCAAACTTTCTCTGGTATAGGAAATACAAATACTGGATGGGGATTAAATACAAGTGATTTAACTAATAATCTTTCTAATAGTAACTTTGAAGATATATGGGGTAGGATATAATGGCAACAATAGAATGGTTATATAACAATTATAAATCAAGATTTCCTGATGGTAGACCTGACCAGTTTCTTAATTTAATGAAAAGGAACTTTCCTAAACAATACAATCAGGCTAAACAATATATAGAAAGAATGGCTAAACAAATAGAGGAAGTTGTAGAAAGAACTACAGAACAACCTAAACAAGAAAAACCTAAACAGTCTACCAAGAAAGTATCCACCTCTAATACCAACATAAATAAAGATTTAGATATTCTCTATGGTAATCAGAATAACAAACCTAAGCTTGATGATATTAAACAAAAGGTTGGTGGTGCTACTAAGTCAGCTCCTAAAGCAACTCCTAAAGCTGGTGGTGTATTAAAAGGTGTAGGTGGTAAGGTTGCTCCTGCTGCTGGTATAGCATTAGAACTTCCTTCTTACTGGAAGAATGTTACTGATGAGAATGCTGACTGGATGTCTCGTTCATTAGATACCTTAGGCTTATTAACTAAAGGTGGGTCTATTATAGCTGGTGCTACTGGTGTAGGATTACTTCCTGCTGTAGCTGGATATACGGGTGGTGCTGGATTACAAAAAGCAGCAGGAGATATTAGAAGTAGAAACGCAACTGATAAACTTCTAGCTAAAGATAGTCTAAAACCTTTAACTCCAGAAGAACAACAAAGATATAATCAGTATATTATAAACAATCAAGATAAAATGATTGCACAAACAAAACAACAGATGAAGGACTTAGATGGGATTAGGAAGTTTTATGAAGGTGCTGAACAAAGATTGTCTGCTATAGATGATACGCTAAACACATCAGAAGCGTCACAATCGATTTTAAGAGGGGTTAATTTTAATGGGAATGTAAATACACCTAAAACTAATTTACCCCCTGTTAAAACGCAATCTGGAGCGTCTGGTAATATTTCTAATAATGTTCCTGTACAACAAAATAATACGGTGGATAAAATTATGGCTAATAATATAAATAGAAATAATACTTTATTAAATGATATAGTAGGTATTTCAAATGTTATTAAAGGAGCTCAAGCTGGTTATCAACAACCTAATGTTGGTGTTACAGAGGAGGAAGTTAATGCTTACTTAAATGCGCTAGAACAAGCAGGTCAAAACTTAACAAGACAAAACCAATTTATCCAAGATTACAGAAATGCTGTAGCTGCTGATGATAGAGCATTAAGACAAGCTCAATTTAATGATGCGTTGCAAGATATAACAAATAAGTTGCAAATGCCTAGCCAAGTATCTTGGGTATCTCCAGAAGGACAGTTAAGAACTATTAATGTTGAGACTAACGCAAGTCCTGCTAATAACGTAGCTAATCTAAAAGCACAACCAACTAATGTAGAGAGATTAGCAAAGGATTACCAACTATCATCTAACTTAGCTGCTGCACAGAACGAAGCTTTACAAAAGAGAGCTGAATTAGCTAGTGCTATGAGGTTAAGTCAAGAGACTGGGCTACCTCTTAATATAGCAGCTAATATGACAGGTACTGATTATGTTAATTACCTTAAACCAATTCAAGAAACTCAACAGAAATTAACTACGCAAGGTACACAAGGTATTATTGACTTAATTAAACAAGAAAGAAATAATATAGCTACCGCTGAAAGAGAAAATGCTAAGGCAATAGCAGACTTAACTACTGAACAGTATAAACAACTTAATGAAAATCAAAGAGCTACTCTTGATAACTGGATGGATTATAAGATTGCTCAAATAGATAATGCCACTAAGTTAGATGTTGCTAGACAATTAGGTGTCAACTCACAAGACCTAGAGAAGTTAAAACAATCAGACCCGTTAGCAGCTATGAAGATTAAAGCTCAACTTATTGAAGCTGCTACTTATTATAACGACCCAATAGGTCAAACAATGTTGAAGGATGTATACGCTCAATTATATCCTGAACAACAAACTGAACAAAACCCTACTGGTATGACTAGAGACCAGTTAGATTATTGGAGACAATTTAAGTAAGGATTTATTAGATGGTTGAATTTAATAGACAAGAAGCTATAAAGGGTGCTATAGAAGGTGGACAATCTATTGCAGATATTAATAGAGGTTTATCTTCTATAGGGCAAGACCCTCTTAGTGAATATGAGCAAACTCTTATTAATAGAGATAGATACGGAATGAATGTTGCTCAAAGGTTTGGTACAGGTGCTAGAGACTTTGCAGCAGGTCTTGCAACTATTCTCGGTAGTCCGTATGTATATGCTACTAATGAAAACTTTAGAGATACTGTTAATCGGAATGTAGCTAATTATGCAGGTCAAGTAGCACGTGGTGAAACTAATGTAGTAAATGATTTTGCTAATATGGTGTTATCTCCTTATGGTGTTACTACAGAAGGTATAGCTAATAATCCAATACAATCTGCTAAGACCGCTGTATATAACGCAGGTGCTGACCCTTTTAATGCTGTGTTGGATACTATCACATTAACTCCTAAAGGTAGTATAGCTAAGGCAGCCTCTAAGTTAGATAATATTCCTACAGTTAGACCTATTAGAGAAGCTTTGTTACCTACTCAAAGAGAAAGAGAAATAAATAGTATCCTCAATATCGGAGACTTGGATGTAGGTAAAAGAGCAGCAAGACAGAACTTTAAAGCTGCTGACCTTGCCAATAGAAAAGGAATTGATAAAGCTGTAGAGGGTTTAACTACTGGTAAATGGGATGAGAAGTATATAGACTTAACCCAAGAACTTAAAGCCTACTCAGATGAGATAGGTAAAGAATTAATAGACTTAGGAGTAGACCCTACCTTTATTAAGAACACTGCAATAGGACAGTTTGTTTTAGAAAATCTAGACCCTAGTAGAACAAAGAATGTGTATCTACAGAATATACAAAAAGCTATTGAAAATCCTACAAAGGAAAACCTAGCTAATATTGGAACTACTCAAAAGACTTTAAATGAGTTGGTTCAAAGAGGAACTAAACTATACGATGAAGGTAAGATAGCTCCTATTACTCAAAGAGGTTTATTTAAAGCTGGGGATAAAACCTTAGTCGATTTAACTGATATAGGTAAAGGCTTATCAACAGAGAGAGTTTATGGTTATGGTACTACTCAAGAAGTAGCAAGTAACTTAGACAGAGGTTATAGGCAATTAGTATCGGAGATAGAAAGAGCTAAACAAGCTCAAATATCTTTTGAAACTCTAGCAGAGAAGTTTGGCAATAGAATTAATAAAGCTGACGCTGCTAAGATAAGTAAGAATGAAGTAGTTATATCTCCAAGAGAATTTAAAGACGGGGTTAAGACTTTATTTAATACTGGTAGACAAAGTGAGATAGGTAACTTCACTAAACAATTATCACAAGGTGGAAGTCCTTCTACTTTAAAGAAGTATGCTAATGATTTATACGTAGTACCTAAGAGAGACTTAGAAGCCTTTACAAATAGGGTTAGAGGTCTTGACCCTAATAGTACAGTAGGAAAGATTTCTGCTGCTGTTAAACCGTTAATGGGTGCGTTTAAATCAAGCGTATTGGTTAAGCCTCAATATATTGTAGGTAACAGAGTTGGTAACTTTGCATTAGGTAGTATAGGTGGTGCTGATTATATTAGTGCATATAGACCTTCACTACAAAAGTATTTACCAGAATATCTATTAACATCCACCACATATAAAGGTTTAGCTCCAGTATTTGAAGACGTCCCTCTTGCTACTACCTTTAAAGATGTGACTAGAGAACTTAAACAATCAGCAGACTTATTAACTAACCCTAAGAGTACATTCGCTCAAAGATTACAGGGTGCTGGTGGTATAGTTAAATCTTCACAAGACTATTTAGCTAGACCATTATTCCAAGCTGAAAGTACGTTAGAAACATTTGATAGAGCTGCTGTGTATTTCAATCAAGCTAAGAAAATGGCTAAAGAATTAAAGGTAGATGTTGATGATTTACTTGAAAGAAGTCTTACAGACCAGAATATACAAAGACAATTGATTGATAGAACTAACTCTGTGTTAGGGGATTATGTAGGTAAGAACTATTATATCTCTCCTGAGTTGCACGAGCTTGGTGCATTATCATTCCCATTCTACAAAGTAGCTACTACTTCTAAGGATGTATTGATAAATCAATTAAGAGATAACCCATTAAGACTTCAAGCATTCGCTAGAAACCCTGCAAGGATTGGTAATGAATTAGAACAATTTGATGTGACGGTAGGACAACAACCAGATGATAGAGATATAAGAGGTGGGTTGACTGTTAAACCTACATATACAAAACGCTTCCCAGCTCAAAAGGTTTACTTCGACTACCATCCTCTATCAGCTCCATTCCAAACATTAAGTAATATATTACCTACTGGTAAGGCTAACGAACCATCCGGAATTTCCGGAGCGTTGGATATGTTGAGTGGTAATATCAATCCATTAACAGGATTATTTAATGCTATGACAGGTAAGGACGCTTGGGGTAATCCAGTTGTAGGTTCTAATAGTTATGTTGTAAATGGTAAAGTAATAACTCTTGATAATAATGGTAATCCAATTCCTCAAAAGGAACCTGATGTATTAGGTGGGTTTACTGGATATTTGTCAAGAAACTTTAGTCCAGTAGCTACATTCTTAAACCAAGCATTATTACCGACGATAGCTACAAGAAGTGGACAAGTATATTATCAACCAACTAACAGAAGTATATTAGGTCAAATTGGAGATAATCGGATACCTTATCTAATGGAAGGTAACCCTAATAAACCAATACTTACTCCTATTGAGAATGAGTTTAGAGTAGGTGGATTTAGATTTAGAGATAGTTACTTCCCTTATGATAAGAGAGTTACTCCAAGAGATATTAATATGTTAATAAGACGTAGAGGTCGTAATTATAGACTACAAGAAAGCAGGAGGTAGAATATGGTATGGGAGATACCCTATACATTTATAGCTGGTACTAAAGCAAAAGCTAATGAGGTAAATGGTAACTTTACTTCTATTAAGCAATTTGTAGACCAGCTTGAAAGTAACTTAGCTACAGCAGAGTTGGATATAAACAATCTTGAAACTAATAAAGCGGATATTAATGGTAGTCAAAATGAAGTGTTTCAAGTAGCTAACGCAGAAAATAATAAAGACGCTGTAAACCTAGAAACATTAAAAGCTCAAACAGTAAATAGCTTAGACGTAATTAGAGGGTTTATTCCTTTTATGAGTAATGCTACAACTATATCTTGTACAGCAGGTAATTGTTGGGATAGTACCTGTGAACAAATGATAAATTCTTATACTGTATTATCACTACAGGATACTGCATTAGCTGCCAATACTACTTATTATATATATGTATGTTATGATAAGGAAACCTCTAGTTGTAAGTTAGCATTCTCGACTAATAGTACAACACCAACATTACCAGCAGGATATGATTACTTTAGAATAGTTGGTAGTTTTACAACAAACAGTAGCGGTAATATAGATACAGTTTATCCGATTGGTTCAGTTGATTTATCAAGTAGAACTGGATTTATTGGTACGTACATTGGTGCTCTACCAATAAATTCAACAACTGTAGCAACACAAAACTGTTTTGTATATACTAAACTTGCTGGCAACGGTGCTTACATTATAGTACAAATAAATGGTGTAGAAGTATCTTGCCAAACTAGTGGAAGTAAATGGTATAACACAACTACTACTCTAATTCCTGTTAAAAAAGGACAAATTATTACTATAGCAGGTAATGGTAGCGTAGGAGCGAGCCTTATAAATATGATTTAGGAGTATAACTATGGTAGATGATTGCAATAGATTAGTAGTAGAAATAAAACAAGGAGAAGCTAGAGGGTTTGGATTTACTATACAACAAAAGGTGTTCAATACAGAAACACAAGAGTATGAAATAAAACCTTTTGACCTCACAGGTATGGAAGTACATTTCCAAGTTAAGATTGCTCCTTACTTTAATCTACCTAGCTTGATAGATAAAATAATATCCGAAACATCAAGCGAAGTGGATGTTGGTCTAATATCTTATCCAACAGAAGGTAAGTTTAAGGTACAAATAACAGAACAAGAAGCATTACGTAATCCTTATGATTATGCTTTAATTATAACGGTAGTAGATAAAGATACTAAGTATATTATTTCTGGTGAAGGTAATACATCTGGTATCTTTAGAGTTTGCAAACAATAGGAGATATAAGATGGCAACAAATGAAAATAATCCTTGTACCTGTACTACTCCAGAGTATACAATAATATTAAATCAACAAGGCCCTTCTGGTAGGCAAGGAGCAACAGGACAGAATGGATTTAGTCCAATAATAGCTGTTGGTACAAATACAAGAGATACATATAATCTAGTAATTACTACAGCAGATGGTGTTATAACAACTCCTAACTTAATATCAGAACCGATACCTAGTGGTGGTATTAATGGTCAGGTATTAACTAATTTTGGTAATGATGTTTATGGTTGGGGTACACTGCCTAATGCTACAACCGAGTCACAAGGGGTAGTATATTTATCAACTGATGAAGATTTTCAACCTGATGAAGAAGGTAATGTGGATGACACTACAGCTTGTACTCCACAAACAGTAGTTGATTATGTTCAGAGTGTGGGCTTACCTATTGCTTCTACTACTACTCTTGGTGGAATTAAAGTAGGTGATGGATTATCGATAACAGATGATGGAGTACTAAGTGCTAGTGGTGGAGGAAGTGAACTAAACCACATTCAAGATACTGAACTCGGTGTTCAAATAGATGATGGAGACCCTATACCTCAAACTGGAACTTATTATTATAAAAATATAGAATTAAGGAGTGTCTCTTCTGCTAGCATAAGTGACCCGAGTGTACAGATTGAAGCTTACGTATACACATATCAGGATGGTACTCTTGAGCAAAGAAATCAAGAAACTATTATAAATGTTAGTTCTGGACAGTTTTCGGTAGGGAATTCTAATACACAATTAAGACTACATAGTAGTGATGAAATACAAGCAGAGGTAGATTTAGGAGTTCCTAAGGTTGTAACTACTGGACTAAGATATAAAACTCTAACTAGTACAGAATATGAGGCATTATCAACAAAAGACGCAGATACAATGTATAGACTTACTGATACTAATGAAGTATATCTAGGCACTATCCCTTTAACAGGTGGAGCTAGTGCTCAATATAAAACATTACTAATAAACAATTATGATAATGCTACTCAAACAAACTTAGGCGGTAGCACTACAGTACAAGTAACAGATACGGAGGTATAACGAATGTTATTAAATAATTTTAGAAGGGTATTGGTAAATACAATATCGGGCAACCTTGGCCTATCTCAAACAAGGGGTATGACTGGAGAAGTAAAAACAACTGGGGGTTCAGTGTATAAACCCAGTAGCCCAAATTATATAGACTCTCCACAAATAGGTGGTTTACAGTCCAACTGTAATATTTGCACAAGCGGTACAAATTATGATAGTACAAGTATTCCAACTGGGAATTTTAGTTTACAAGGGTGTGAAATATATTTAGGTACTGGTAATGTTACTCCAACTATTGATGATTATAAACTTTCAGGGGAGCTAGTAACTGTCTTAAAATCTCAAGAACAAAGTACAACTGCTAATAATAATAGTATTACATTTTCTGCTATAGCAACAAATAATACCGAAAGTCCTGTAACTATAAAGGAAATAGGGTTAGGAGGATATTATAGTAATCCTAATTGTGTATTCCTATTAACTAGAGATGTGTTAGCTACTCCTGTAACTCTAAATACTGGAGATAGTAAAACATTCTCGATTACAATAGACCTTAGAAGTTTAACAGATACTACAGTAAATGAATAACTAGGAAGGAGATATTTGATGGCTTGTAAGAAAAGACGTAAAAGAGGTAAATAGTTAGTTATTAAATCTAAGGGTACTAGAAGGCGTCTCAAGACGGGGTAAATATTAAACTATCCTGTCTTAAACAAACCCTTCTTAAAATTGATTGTAGATACCTTAAATAAAAGGAGATATATTTATGGGATTATTTAATAAAATTAAAAACTGGTTTATCAAACGTAGGATAGAAAGAATTAAAAGAGACTTACCTAAGTTTAAAAATAAACTAAGAACAGTACTACTTGTAGGATTACAGAAACTAGATACTGATAAGGTTGATAAAGTAGAGACTCAACTTATCATCTTGGGTATTCAAGCAGCTCAATCTTACTTTGGTTGTAATGTATTAGATGATGAGATTAAGAAAACAATAGCAGAAGAAGTAGTAGAAATACTAGGTAAGATAAATCGTAAAGCACAAGATATAGTGGAGGGTTAATAGATGGATATAAACAATATAGTATCACCAGAATTATTAAGACAATATCAGTCTTATACCCAACGTTTTCCAGAAGGTACTTCCCAACAATTCTTTAATTATATAAGAAGAAACCAACCTCAACTAGCTAATTATGCAAGAAGATTATTAGGTACAGAAGCTAGAACATTGAGAGGTCTTGGACCCGTTGGAGATATTGTTTATTATGGAACGCTTCCAATGAGAAAGGATGAGATACTTAAAGAGTATAATATGTATATAGATGATAATGGAAATATAACAGGTAGGATTTAAATGTCAATAGATATAGATAAACTAGATAAAACAAAAACATATGTAGTACTTGAATGGGGAACATCAAAGATATCTAAACTAATAGACAGGTTTACAAGAGAGTTCTTTCCTTCTGCTAGCTTTAGACCTTCCCACGTACTAGCTCTTATATACAATAGAGGTTGGTGGATATACGAGAGCCACCTCAAACCAGAACCTAAGTATAAGATACCTAGTGGTACAAGGAAGTATAGATGGAAGATATTTGAAAAGGTATTCCCTAAGATTATATATTCTACTGGTGCAGTATATCCGTTAGAGTTAGATGTTAAGCAACTAGAGAATAACTTAGGATTACCTTATGGGGTTAAGGATATTATAGAGTTTGTCAAAGTAGTTCTCTCTCCTCATTACGACCAGATGAATAGAAAAGGTATGATATGTAGTGAGTATATAGCTACTGGATGTACTGCTATAAGAGAATATTTTAAATCAGCTCCTTATAAAATAACTCCAGCTCATTTCTTTAAATACTTTATAGAAAACAAAATCCACCCAGTATAGGAGGAAGGTATGAAAATAAACAAAGAAGGTTTATCTATAATTAAACAATGTGAAGGTTGTAGGTTAAAAGCTTATTTATGTCCTAGCCTAATACCTACAATCGGCTATGGTCATACTACTGGTGTTAAATTAGGAGACATTATAACACAAGCTGACGCAGATAGATACTTACTTCAAGATATAAAAAGATTTGAACAAGCTGTTTCTGCGTTAGTTAAAGTACCTATTAATGAAAACCAGTTCTCCGCATTAGTATCTTTTGCTTTTAATGTTGGAGTTGGCAATCTTAAATCTTCTACATTACTAAAGAAATTAAACCTTAGAGATTATAAAGGTTGTAGTAATGAATTTGATAGATGGGTATATGGTAGTAATAAAAAACCATTAGAAGGTTTAAAGAAAAGGAGAAAGTTAGAAAGAGAATTATTTAATAAGAGTGTAACCCAGTAATAGCTTAACGATTAATTTTAAGGTATCTACAATACGAATTGACAAGGGTAGGATATGATTAGGATAACTTATACCTAAAAAGTATTTAAGCTGTCTTAAATCTAATCCTAGCCCTTTATGATTTAATAATTTAATAGACAAAAAGAAATCCCCCTCCGTTATGGAAGGGGATATTTTTATTATTTAAATTTACTTTTCATATCCAAGATAGCTGATGCGATATCTTCTTGTACTCTATTAGGTTGTACTGTTTTATAATCGTACTCAAACTTTTTAGCTAGGTTACCTACTATAACATTAATAGTTAATACATCATCTTGAAGTCCTGCTGTACAATTACATTTCTGTTTACGTACATAATCTACAATACTCATAACATCTATTCCCATTATTTATCCTCCTTAATAAACTTTACTGTTGCTAAACCTCTTGCAATAAAATCTATTTGTTCTTCTGTTAGAGAATGTTCACCATTCATAATCCAATCAATTGCGTGGAGTATTTCGTGGTAGTAACATTCCTTCTTTTGTTGTTTATGTTGGTCATTTCTTATTTGTATTTTTTGTTCAGGTGGGTTGCAAGCCCCTAGACATTCTTGATTATTGACTATAATTATTCTATCATCTTCTATAAAATCTACCTCATATTTATACCCCAGAATTTCTACGTGCTTAATCATTACTCCTCCTTTATAAACTCAGTATAACTAAAACCTTTAGATACTTCTGTAGCACTAGCCATCATTAATCTCGTGAGTGCGTGGGATAGATGGTCATCCTGTGTATCTCCACTATATAAAGCTAGTAAATGAAGTAATGCGTGGTTAACGTGTTCCTCTTGTGGGATTAGTCTCCAGTTATTAGGAGCATATCTTGTAGCTCCATACTGTAAAGTCTTGCCAATCATCATTAACCTTTTAGAGAAATCAGGTTCTAACGTTGATGCAGCAGCTGTAAAGCCATCTTTTTCTTGGTGATACATTCCCCAACATATAAGTTTAATTGCTTCCAAAATGTTACAAGGTTTGTCTAACTCTGATAATATATCTTCACATTCGTTACCTAAGAATAATGGGTCTATTAAATGGATGGCTGCTGGAGATTTAGATTGTTTACCACCATCTTTATTAGTTACTATCTCTGCGTCTGTTCCCATACCTTCAAATAAATCATCCATTAGTTTCCTCCTAATCTAAATTCCTTTAATAAGTCATCACCCCAAGTACAAGCCCTTAGAAAATTAAACAATCTCTCCTCCATCTGTTCTTTTACAATCAAAGCATTAAATCTATATACTACTTGTGTATCTTTATCTACATACTTAAGTTCATAATAATAATCATCAGCCACCATTAATCCTCCCTATCCTCTGATAGTATATCTATTAAATCTTTTTGTTCTTGTATTTTTCTCATTAACTTCTTACATAAAGATTTATATGTTTTGTTTTCTATTTCAAGCTCTATAAACTTAAAATAGTACTTTAATCTATTCACTCAATACACCTCTTAAACTTTCTAACTGAATACATAGCTGCCTATCTTCTGCATTAACACAGTTAGGATATAATATCTTAATAGATAACTCATCTCCTATTACCCAAGCTACTGGTATAAAAGCTACTATAGCAAATCCTAATAAAAATTTTAATCCTTCTGTCATTTCTTTACTCCTATTGTTTTTAAATAAATACTTAACATATATCTCTTTAATAATTTATTGTTTACGTATTTATAACGACTATTAAACATAATATTACTAAATAAATATTGATAAAGATTATATAAATCATATCCTTTATATATCCTTCTTTTTATCACTAGGTAAATTCTCCCAACATTCCTGACAAATAAACATATAAGGTGTTTCGTATCCACTAACAAATTCTGTTTTAAGTTTATATCCTGCCATCTTCATATCTTCTAAACACATATTACATCTATGGGGGTATTTAGATTTCTCATACATATCTTTTGTTCTCTTGATACCTATGATATCTAGTGCCTTAGCAAACATTTCATCTTCTACCATATATAAACCTCCTTAATATTACTGTTGTTATACTTGTAATTAAAATAAATTCTACCATTACTTATTCTCTAACTTCTTTATTATCTCCTTTAATACTACCTTTTTGTACTGGCTCATATCACTTCGATTATCCATATCATATACAAATATATCTACTCTTGGATTGTCAACTTCTATACTACCAGAAGTATATACAACGAAAGGAATGTTTTTTGAATTATCATCTGGTAAATGTCCTAGCTCTACCATAGCGTCCTCAAAAAACTTCTGATGGATTGCCAGTATATTGCCTATATCGTGCCTTCTTTTATCCCCTTTATGAACTTTGTAAACTATCATAACCTTATTGTATACTGGTTTATCTTTTAATTGTTCAGCTATTAATTCTTTATATCTTATCTTAGCTGTGTTTAGTAGCCTGAAATGAAAGTTACGATACTGATTTGTATTTAGAATAAATTTAACATCTTTATCTTTCTTCTTAGAGTGGGCTACTACTATCTCTAATGGTGATTGTATTTTGTACATTACCCCTCCTTATTAATCTTTGTAAAATGTTTGAAAATCTATATTCATTGATACAATATTTTCGCTCATTATTCACCTTCACTTTCTTCTAATTGTTTTCTTGCTTCCTTCATAATCATTTCTGCTGTTAGCTCTGCTACTGCATAAGGACTTTTGTTTATTTGTTTCTTGAAGCAATCAGGGTTTTTAACTTTCCAATCTACAGATAAACCTTCTATTATATAAGGAAATACTACTGTTATTATATGGGAAGCATCTTCTATATAATAATCAACCATAGCTCCTCTCAGTCTATAATCCTCACATCTACATAATTGAGAATATAGCATCTGTTTTAGTATTATAAACTCTTTACTTAACTTAGGAGCTACAACATCTTTAGTTTCTTTCTTGAATAATGATTTAATATTCTCTAACATATCTACTCCTCTAACAATACACATTTAATCTTACCATCAACAATTGGTATTGGTGTTACTGCAAAGCTATCCTTTTCAACATATCCATATAATATCCCAGCCTGCCAGTTGGGGTCGTCTATATATTCTGGGTTTAAATCACAAAGACAGAAGCTTTCAAACCAAGCTAGATATCTCTCAGGAGTACGGTAATAGTATGCCCCACCTCTATGGGTATTTTGAGTTACTAATGTTTTCCCCTTACTTCTGACTATTAAAGTCCCATTATCTACTGATACACAACTTACTCGTCCGTTATATGGTACTACTGTAACGTTGTCCCTAGTGATACAAGTTAATGGATTAGTGTTTACTGTTAGTATTGAATGGTTTAATCTTTTAAGTTGACTGCTTCTAATACCGTTTTTACTAAATATTTCTTGCAATAAATCTAGTTCAGTAGTTTTCTTGCTACTTATTTGATAGCTATTCTTAGCGTCTTTATTTTTATTACCATCAGTAAGAGAATATTCATCAAGAATAATTAATGCTTGTTCCTTATTAGCATCCTTTAGAATAGTTGGCAAATGTTTACCAGTAGGGAAGTAAGTGTTTATAATAGGCTTTGCATATCTAGTCTTAATTCTGATTTTAGTAGTTCCAAATTTTGTTTTTGCCTCACTATAATCATACCCCAACTCATTTAATAACGCTTTTAGGTGGGTTATTTTTCTTTCCTTTTTTAAATGAAATCTTACTCCATAGTCCTCTAAACTACCATCTGCTGAGATGTTAACCAATAAACGTATAAAAGCTTCTGATAAATCTATTCCTTTTGACTCATTATTCAATGCCCCACACATAAACTTGTAACGCTTACTAGTAGTTGCAAGATACTTAGCATCAAATTCTTCTAGTTTATTACTATCCTTATTAAAGCCTAACAATCCGTGCTTATCGGTAACCATTATATCGACAACTGTAGATTTTATATGGTACAGTTCTTTATAATTATCATAAACAAACTTGTCGTTTACTTTGTTAAATTCAAAGGCTTGAGTATCTTTATTGATAGTCCCTACAGTGTCTCCGATATTAACATCAATAATAGGCACCCACCCAGTTGGTGTTAATACTTCAACATCCTCTGAAAAACAATGCGAACTAATACCACTACTGTCGTGCTTTTCCAGTTCTCCACGTGCTGTATATGCTGAGAACTTCCTAACCATATCACCGTGGATAATCTTAAGACTCCCTAGTTTAAAACCTTTGTCTTTATATTCGATATTAAATTTATCTAACCCTAAAAGATTAGGAAGCTTTAGTGCGTCAAGACTATACAGCTCAGGATGTTTCTTAAGATAGCGTTCTAGCCTTGAACAATTACCAGTGATAGCCACCTTTCCGTCTATCCTAGTTATTAATGTTCCATTTTTTGTAGTCAGGCAATAACTGTAATTGTTATAACTAATCTTTTTTATTGATTGTTGTTGTCTTCCATATTTGTAATTAGTTTGAAACATTAATGTTTTAGTTCTATTTTTACCATTAAAGCCACTTGTGGACTCTACTTTAATTTTAGTTGCATAACCGTTTTTAATACAAACCTCTTGAAGAATATCTAAGTCATTATCGTTTACACTATAGAAATAATTTCTTTGGTCTTTTTTAGAACCATCAGTTATTACAATAGTATTAATGAATGCTTCAAAATGTTCACCTGTTAGGTTTTTAAATTCTTGTGGAAATTGTTTCTTGCCATTTAGTAGATTGAATATTACTCTTGCATCCTCTCCGTAAATTCTAATATAATAAGGTTGTAATTTATTGACACCATATTTCTTGCAAAGTCTAAAGGTATATTTAATATTCATCTCTTCAAGTAAATCCTTGAGTGCTTCTATTTTTCTAGGCTTGCTTAATTTAAATTGTATTCTCTTCTTTCTATCACTATAATTTACAATACATCCATCTGTTACAACCCAAGTTAATAATCGGACTTCGTTGACAGAGAGCTTACCATTATAAGGGATTAGAGTATTTGAACACGGCTTTATTAAATGGGCAAGATTTTTTGTCTGCTCATTATATATATCTTTAGCTAATACTTTTTCATCTCCTAATAAGACTTGATGCCTATCAGATACTACTTGTTTACTCATTCTAGTTTCTATCTCAATCATCTCTTTTTGGTATGATTTAATATAATCCTGAATAGTATCAGTAACAACACAATCTCTTTGGATATCGTAATTTAATAAAGTAACTTTCCTGCGCTGTTCAACAATATCTTTAACATTAACCCACCCATCAGTTGTTAATATATCAGTTCTTTTATCTAAGCAATGATTCCCTTTTACAAAGACTATACGTGCATTTGGGGCAAGTTGGCGTAGTTTCTTAAAGAACTTTTGAGCCATATCTATCTCTTTCTGTAAGCTATTAATTCTAGCAGGGTCTTTATCAAAAGAACTTACATCATAGAAATCTAAGATATCTCCGTTAAGAATTATTGTATCAATTGGATGTTGTTCTAAGAATTCATAAACAGCCTTTAAAGCTTTATCATCTTGATAAGGAAAGTGTATATCACTTAGTACTATAAACTTATTCTTCATTATTCAATCTCCTATTAGTTTCATCTACTATATCTTTCCAATAAGGGTCTATTTCTACTGGGGTATAACAAGAATAAATCCCTTTATTACATTGTGACTTACCAATACCTCCCCACGTAACAATTAGTTTATTTATTTCACAATCTATACACGAACCATATTCCATTGTTCCATCAGGATGACTTTTATACATCCACGTTATTCTTCTAAAATGTTTACAACGTCTCATTCCTTAACCTCTATAAACTCTGTAACGCTACCATTAAAGTAATAGGGTATAACTCTACAAGCGCCTTCTCTATTCTTTAGTACAATGACTTCTGCTGTACCTTTGTTATGTGGGTTATATATCTCATCTCTATATAATCCTATTACTACATCTGCGTCTTGTTCTAAGTCTCCACTCTCTTTTAAGTCAGATAGGATAGGTCTCTTATCTGGTCTAGCTTCTAATGCTCGGGATAATTGTGCTAGTGCTATAATAGGTACATCGTATTTTAAAGCTAAACGTTTTAGACCTGTTGATATCTCCCCTACTTTCTCCCTCTTATCTTGTTGGTATCTATTATCTGATTGCATTAATTGGATATAATCTATAACAACTAAATCACAACTCCCCTTGTCCTGTTGTATTTTAATTATATTTTTCTCTACTGTTGATAGAGTACACTTAATATTATCATCTATAAATAAATTTAAATTAGTTATACTATCACCAACACTGGCTATTTTGTCAAACAATATATCATCTTTAACGTTAGCATTACTAATCATATCGTTATTAATCTTAGCTCTCCTGAATACACTACGCTTAGTATATTGCGATACCTTCATCTCTAAAGAATGGAATAATACATTATGGTCTTGTGCTACATATTCTGCTATCTGTTGTACTATTGATGATTTGCCCAACCTCGGTCTTGCTCCTATGATGTATAGTCTACCCTTGCATAATCCTGAAATGGTTTTGTCTAGCTTAGGAAATCCGGTAGAGAGACCAAAGATTTTATCTTTAGAGTATACAACCTTCTCAACCTCATCTATAACATCCATAAATCCTGACGCTAAACTATTAAGATTAGTAGTAGTTTTAGATAATAGTTTAGTAGTGATAGTATTTTCTATATATTTCAATACATCATCTACGTCTTCTTGTTTTTCTAATAATCCTTCACATTCCTTTAAGATAGAACTAAGAAATCTTTTCTTGCTGTACTTAATTATAATCTTAATTAATTGTTTATAGTTAGCTACAGTAATTATGTTATCAATTAATTCTTGTAACTTTTCCTTACCGCCTGATTGTTCCAACTGTTCGGAAAATCTTAATTGTTCAGTAAGAGTAACTATATCTACTTGCTTACCCTTCTTTGCAAGGACTTGAATGTTTTCAAATATAGTTCTTAGTTGTCTATCAAAGAAGTCTTGTGGAGATAACTCATTAACTATTATACCTAACTTCTCTTGTGAGGTTAAGCATATAGCTATTATATTTTCTTCTGCTTCTTTATTATATAGTGTATCTATTTCCATATTAATATTCCCAGTTTGTTTTTCTAATAGTTTGTTTAACATATCTACCAAAATATTTACAAATATTAATAAAGTTAATCAGTTGGATTAAGAATGTTCTTTTATCAGCAAACTTAAACTCAACACTTTCACATAATAATTGTGAAATTGTAAATTTAACACCACATATTTTCGGTAAAGAAAGTTCAAATAACTTTATAAAATTGTTATTGTTATCTTCAAAGTCGGGATATATTTCAATGTCATTTAATTCATAGTCTTGTATTATTTCGGGTTTAACTCCGCAAACATTACATAGCTGCTGTGATAGGTTAATCATTATCTATTCTCCTATAATTAAATTAGGGTACTGTACTAATAAGAACTCTACTTCTGGATTGTTTATTCTAAGGGGGCTAGGAAGCTCATTAATATATCTTTGTGCCTGCTCCTCATTACTTATATCCTGAAAGCATAAAGTCTTGTTTACGAGGCTTGTAGCAGCCTGAGGATTTTCTTCTTCAAATCTTTTAGCAACCCAACCTTTAGTTAGTCTATAGTAATGGGAAATTTTATTATATTCTTTTAATCTTTGTCTAGCTACCAACTCATATGGAGCCTTTTCTTCTAGGTAAACTATGTAATCATATAGTATCTCTATTGTGCGGTGGAAATATAAATCACCTAGTTCTTCTAATATCCTTTGATATTCCTTAGAAGTAAGTCTTACCTTCCCATTCACATCCTGAATACCTTGTCGGTTAAACTTTAAACATCTAGCTCTATGGATATCAAATCTTTCTAGTAATATCTGGTATGCTTCCTTAGCATTCTTTTCTGATAAGGTACTAACATAAGCTATTAATGTTTCTTTAGCTGTTAGTTTAGCTGGCTTAATCTTTTTCATATTCTATTATTCCTATATCATCTTGTATTTCTATTACTTCTAATATCTTTTCTATTGTAGTACCATCATCTTGTTCTACCCACATATTGTCTCCAACCTTAACAAAGAACTCATCAGGATAACAAACTTCTACTGTTTTATCTTCTACTTCAAACCATTCATCATCCATCATTCCTTCTATTGGGGCTGGGGAACTGTGAAGATAACCATATCCTGTTACTAAAGTATTAATTGTTTCAGTTTTATTATTGGATAGTTCAGCTATTAAGGTTGCTAATCCTTTTATCTTAACGTAATGTTTACTCATCGTTACCGTCCTTTCGCTTAGTCGATTATGTCGAGAATAGTTTTTGCAATTCTTCTAACATAATCTTCACCATCCAGAATTTGTTCACAAATTCCAGCAATATCACTTAGTTTGTTTTCAAGCTTTCTGTTCTCTATAGTTAGTCTTATAGACTTTTTCGCAAGCTCCGTGTCCAAGCCTTTAAAGTATTCATCCTGATTTGTAAAATTAAAATTATTTTCTGTCATTTCTAACTCCTCTAAGGCTTGTATTGATATCTTAAGTTTTTTCTCTAAATCTTTAATTACTTCTCGTTGCTCTTGTATATATTCAACTTTAAATTTCAATTCAGTATGCAGCTCCTCGCATTCCTGCGTCTTGCGGGCAAGTTGTTTGTAATAACAATTATGTCTGTTTTTGCATGATGAAATTATATGTGTGTCTTCTTCACAATTACAAGCGTAACCGTAGAGCTGATTAACTATTAATTTATCACATTTACTTACATCCACGCCGTTTATTATTATCTGTTCTTTATCTGTCATACATCACCTCTATCTTTCTAATATTCTTTACTCTACTAATTGTACTAGGATGGGTTAGTGTTTGTTTACCTATAAATTTTTCAGGTACTATTCTTAATAACCCTTCATCTAATTTACTAGGATGACCTTTTGATAAAAGTAAATGAGTAGCTAATGTATCTGCTTCTATCTCATTATATACTTTATGATTTTTAAATTCCCACATAGATATAGGTAATCTTTTATTTAATAACTCTCTTGTACGTTGAGGATGTTGAAGTAGTATATGTGCTAGTTCGTGATATAAGATACTTCTTAATTCATCCTTAGATAATCTTTCAAGTATTCCTGTATAGATAAAGATAGTTACTCCATCTGTATAAGCATTAAGTTCATTTCCTTTTATTGTTTTAAATAAACATACTCTTTGATTTTCTATACAAGTATTACTAACATCCTTTAATACTTCTATTTGTTCTTCTTCTGTAGCACTGAATGCTGTTAGTGTAACAGAAAAAGATAATATAAATCCTATTAATAATGCTTTTAATAATCTACTTATCATAACATATCCTCTGTATCTACTGGGTTTAAACCATTCCCATTCTTGTAATACTTCATCCAATCTTCTTTATAAATTAAATCTACTTGTGTTATTCTTTCACTACAATTATATTTCTTATTATATATACTATCTGTTCTACCTACTATAAATATATTATCACCTACATCTATTTCAGCTAGTACATAATTAATTAGTTGTCCTTTAATAAAACATCTTACTGTTGCGTCTGTTAGTTTAATTCCTGATGGACTTGTAGTATGACGTACCATTATCTTTGTTTTACCAGTGATAATCATAAAAGGTCTCTCATTCATTGAAAAGTCTGTTATTTCTTTTACAGTTAAATGGAGGTATTCGTTGCTCCCCTGACTTATGTACATCCTTCCTCCAGTTCTCTTCTGCTTTATTTATTTCCTTTGTTTTATATTTACATAATAAAACATACTTACAACCTTATTATATAACTTAATTAAGAACTCCAAAACATCTACTCTTATATTTACTCTATCAATTCTTTGTGCTATATATACCAATAACAATAAATTATAAATAGTCACAACCGTAGATATTATCATCATATATAACATTATTATATCTCCTGTATATTAAACTTATCTCTAAGGTACTTACATCCTTCATCTACACTCCGTAAATAATACGGAGTACCCATTATGTATTGAATTGCTTTTTGTCTATCTTCTATTATCTTATAATCCACTTGCGTTGCAGCTCTGATAATGTTATCAGTATATTCAGATATCCTTTCCTTCATAGCTAGGTTGATACCCCATTCTTTTAGTTTTTTATATGGGTTCTTGAATGTTCTACCTGTCTTAGCTATAAGTTTATCCAACAATACGCAAGCATTACTTGTAATCTCAAATCCATATTCTTTAATCAAACCATTATATTGTTTATTAGTAATCATAAAGTTTTCAAACTTCGTATATCCTGTTGTAAGTTTTATTTGCTTGTATTCTTTTAGTTGCTCTTTAGTTAGTGACTTAATTGCTATCTTTTCTTTTCTTTCAAGATGGTTAAGTATCTCATTAAGATTATTAAACACAATCATCAACATATATCTATTGACTAGGAGTTCGTGTACGATGTTTATTCTAGTATATAGTTCTTTATATCCATTACTCATCTAATACAACCTTTGTTCCTTTAACTATTATCTTGCCTTCTTTTTTTTGTATCTCTATCAATCCCATCTTCTGTAGTTTATTTAATGCTTTCCATAATCCTGATTTACTTTCATATCCAAAGTAATCATAGTCTGTTGAATAACCAGTAAATACTACATAATCTATTACTCCATAGTACACATCTATAAACTCTGATAAGAGTTGTTCATATAACCTTAATAATCTAGGTCTCTTCATTAGTTCTATAAATTTTAGTATTGGTAATTCTATTGCACTGTACATAATATCTTCCTTGCTATTTTTTGTATAAACTGTTTTGCTCTATCATCAGATACTTCTATATACTTTGTAGGTTTATCGTTCACCATTAAGGAAAAGGTTTTAGTATAAGTATCGTAATTTAATAACTTGTAATCATTAGCAATCCAACACGTTGTATAAGAATTAGTATCATAACTACCGTATAAATTAAATCTCATTTGAAGTTTCCTCCTTTTTACTGTACGGTAAATTTCATATTGATTTATTACCCTTAAAACTCTTTTATTACCGAGCGGTAAAAGAAAATAGGCTGGTCTTATGGACTGTTTCCTGCCAGCCCTTACCTTCCCCCCTCTTATTTAATTATCAATCCATACACTAACTCATCATACAACTTCGGATTATTATTCTTATCTAAGTAAACTAAGTTTTCTTTCATTGTACCTTCGTGTTGAAATCCTAAGTCTTTAAGTAGTTTAATTATACCATATCCACATTGAGGTACTGTTGCGATAAACTTCCTGATATTGAAATTAAGAACTGCATAATCCTTGAAGTATTTCATTATCTCTCTTGATTGTTTACCCCAGAATTGTTTAGGTATTATAGCGTGTACTTTGCAAGTTATTACCTGACCTTTATATTTCCACATATCACCGAGTGAAAATACTCCACATATATTATTATCATTATTTAATACAACGAACACATTAGTAGAACGTATTAAATCTTCAAGGTAATTTCCTAGTGTTACTCCACTATCCTGACAAGTTAGGTCTAGTATCTTATTCCTTTGCTCATCATATATATTATAGATAGCTTCTATCTCTGTTTGATAAGCTCTATCCCATTTAATAGGTACCACCGTGTACTCTGTTATTAAACTTTCCATCTATTACTTTCCTTTTCTTTTCACAAAAGATACATAGCTTATTGTTTAAAGTTATTGTTTTAATTTTTCTTACCTCTCTTATTCTCTAATATAAAAGATGTTACCCAAGGGCCTAAAAAGAACGCATAATCCGCAGGGTCTAATCCTCTAGCTTTAATTGTATCCATAAATACTTGATACACATCTAATCTTTCATTAATAAATTCTTCTGGAGTAGGTAGTGGAGGTGGTGGAGTTTGTTGTTGATATCCTCCCTGTTGTTGGTATCCACCTTGCTGTTGTTGATAACCTGCTTGTTGTTGTCCATAACCTTGATTGTTTTTTCTGTAACCGTATGCCATTACTTGTCCTCCTTTGTTTCTTTAATTAGTTTGTTTAACTTCTCTATATTTTTTATGCGCTGTTTGATTAAGTAATCTATAAAATTTATTACATCTGGGTTACCTTTTATATCGACACTATAATAAAACCCTACGGTAAAAGATGGTTCGTATTCATATATAACGTATTCATTGTACTTACTTTTATACAATTCTCTATACTCAATATTATATTCATCTAATAAATTGGTAATAAAGGTTTTATATACTGGTTCGTAATCACCAAGATGGTATTTATATTCTTTTTCCTTCTCAGCCATTGGGCAACTCCTGATATTCTTTATAGTTTACGACTCCTGTTTGTTGATTGTACTTGTTATATCCTATAATAGTTGCAAGTATTCTATTCTTTTCAAAGTCTGTTTCTTCCAATCCATTATCAAGGTATAATTGCTTTACTGATTGGTAGGTTAATATCTTTTCCTCACATACTTTATCAAACTTCTTTTCTCCAAAGTTAGGAATACCTTTATATCCATCACAAGTATCACCTGTTAGTATCTGTTTAAATAAGAATAGTTGTGCTTCTTCTGGAGATATAACTTCATAATCGTTATTGTTATTCAAATCTCTAAACACATTACAAGGGAATGAATAAAAGTCTTTATCGACTGTTACAAGTATTTTCTTTTGTCCTTGATGGAAGAGCGGGTCTTCAAACATTATCCGGCAAGTGTCATCACCTTCGAGGTTAGGTAGTGATATCAAATCAAAGTTCTTTTCTACTAACTCTTTTAACTTATACCATATATCAGGTTTAGCAGGTCTATTAGATTTATAATCTGGATATAATTGCTTCCTGAAATTATCTTTATCTGATACTACTAGATAAAAGTTATTAGTTAGTAGCGTACTACATAATCTATCTATCTCACCATCAAGAAAGTCTAAACTCTTATCTAAGTCAAATACTTCTGTATAGATATTTTTTTCAATAGGAAATAAAACCTTACTTGCTGTCATAGCTTTATAGATATAACTATCAAAGTCTATTATTAATACTGGTGAATTATAATTCATTTTATCCTACCTTCCTTAGAATTACATTAGGAGTTTTCTTTGGTTTAAAATTTCTATTCTTAATACTTCTCTTAACAGAATTAATAAACTGTTTTCTAATATAATCAAATTCTCTTGTAGTAAATTCTGTGCGTTGTTCTATTTCTTTTGGAGTATATCCTTCAACAAAATTCATCTTTAATAATTCTTTTTCATCTTCACTAGATATATATTCACTATCAATCAATTCTAATACTAGCTTCTTAATATAATCAACATCTTTTAATTGAGTAGTATCTTCAAGACTTAATTCAATCTCATCTACATTAAGGGAAGAATTAATAAGTAATTGTTCTTTGTTTAATTTTCTTTTTAATTCTCTTTTTAATCTAGGGAATAGATATGTAGTTAACTTACAAGGTTTACCTGATGTTATCCATCTTTGAATTTCAATTAATAACAACTCATATAATATACTTTGTTTATCTTCAAAGGATAATCCAGAAAAGTTTCTTACACTTTTTAATACCTTATATATAAATCCTTTTTCATTCTTCAATATCTTTAATGCTTCTGTGTTACGTTCTTTGATTATGTTATTCATTAAGACCTCCACATTTATATTATACCTTAAATAAAGTATATTATAACAACTTTTACTTTATATCTTTACATATTGTTACAAACTAATTCTTGTGCGTTGCTTATCCTTAATAGCTTAACCAATTCCCAATATTGTTTATCTTCAAACAAACCTATGTCAATCATTTCACCATTAAATCTAGTTATACTTTCCATAGTTGCTCCGCAATCCAACATATATTTAATCGCTTGCATATCTTTATTATAAATAACTAACAAACTTCTCATTGTACCTCCATTAATAATTATTTACCATCCATATATTTGTTTTACGTATCTTCTTAAACTTCTTGTGTATCTATTTAATGTTGCTTTACTTATAGGTTCATTGTTATAAATCTTATCAAATAGTTTTTCAATATCAACATCAGGTCTAACTTCTCTAAACATTATATGATTAGTACCATCGTGATGGCTTGCTTTTTTATACACATTAAACCCATCGTAATATAGATGGTTGAAGTCTTTATTACCACAATATAATATTTCTTTTAGGTTATTTTTATATAGTATCGCATATCCTGAACATCTACCATTCCATAAACCCATACTAGCAATAGCTATAATTTCACCTTCTGTATCGACATTAAGGTCACGTAACCCTTCATCATAACTATATTCTATATCATTATATATATACTCCCATACATCTTTATCAGGTATATTTCCATCTTCATAGTCATACATTTCTATCATACATTTTTTTATCCCATCAAAATCATATTCAGCAGGGTCATCATTTATTATAGTCTTAATTGTCATATTATACCTCCTTTATGTTTCCATTTATATTGATTTATATTTTGGTTATATCCTTGTAATCCTTTAGTCTTGCGTATATCCTAAGGCTTCGATTATCGTTTCCATTGGTACATAACCGTCAAGAAACAATTGAAATAAATCCTCTATCAATATGTCTTTGTTGTCTAGTCTATATTTTATTTCACTATCATAATTATTGCAATCAAGTTTTAAAAAGTTATCTTCTAATGCCATTGTTACACCTCCAAATTTATTTTCTTATCTAATTGATACCAGAATGTCCTTATTGTTCTTAATGTTCCATCTGATGATGTTGATATATTACGAATATAATTATCCTCATATTGTACACTTTCCTCACTACCCAAACTTCTAAACCATTTGATAGTTTCTTTGCATACGACATTATGCAAATGTGTCTGATTGACCAACTCTACATTGTGTTCTACTGTTACCCATTCATTGCCTTGCTTTTCTTGATGTTTAGTTTCTAATAAATAATCGCTCATATCTATTTTACCTCTATATTATCTATATACCCATTTATTATACTTGTCTAACATACTCGTAACATATCTTTACATAAAACTAGCTTGTATTAATTCTTTAGTAACAAGAATACTCTCTTGATTAAGTCTTGTTTTTAATTTATCGCAATTTATTTTTATTATATTGTCATTAAACTCTTTTATATTATCAGTTATTAAAGTAATAACAAAACATTGCTCAATAGTTTTATAACCATTAGCATTAGTAAAATATCTTTTACCCTTTTGCAAAGTAAAATCTTTAAACGAGGTTTGAAATACAAATATAAAATCATTATCAGATAATTCTTGCTTTAAAGTATCCTTATCGTTACAACCGATATAATAAGTTATTCTATACATAGTTTAATTCTCCATTAATTAAATACTTTTATTGCGTACACTTTATTCCTCAGACCGTCAATATATTTTTTATAATAAGGTAATTTGAAATCATCTTTAAGTAATACTCTAATTATATTATTAGTATTCTTGTCAATAATTGCATAATATATTCTATTCATTATTCATCCTCCCCATAATTATATAATTTTAATATTTTTAAATATAATTCTTGTAATTGTTCTTTATATGTTTTCAAATATTTTATTTCATAACTATTGTTTATAAAATTAATTTTCTCTCGAATTAAAGTTTGAAAAATATTTAATTCTGAGTTCGTAAATTTTTTCATATTATTTTACCTCCTTTATATTATTATTATTCCACAAACATATTACTTTATAACATATTGTTATTCAATTCTTTACAATTCTTAATAAACTATTAAAACCATTAGACTATTAAGGGAAGAGAAAAGAGAAGACCATTAGGGAATATTCCTTTTTTCTTTTTATATATTTTTCTTTTTTCCTTAAAGGGTAAAGGGATAAGATAAGAGTTCGGATAAAGGGTTAAGGAATTAAGGAATTAATAAACTACTTTATCAATAGTATATAAAGTAGTTGTATTATAAACTCTACTATTAAAGTTTATAATACTTCTTTTGTTATAAAGATATATTGATACAATATAAAATCAATATTTACTTTTCTTATTTAAGTTTAGTTTAATATATCTTATCCTGCTTTACGTATAGTTTAATGGATTTTATTTTTCGTTATCCTCAGCTTATCTTCACTCACTCTCTACTTTTATTCTCTACTTTTAAACGTAAATTTTTAAACCTTTTTTTTAGTTTAGTTTTTAGTTTAGTTTAGTTTGCTTTTTAGTTTATTTTTAGTTTAGTTTA